CATTATCTTAATAAAGTCATTTAACGCTGTTCCTTTTAACTTTGATAACTCAGCACTACAAATAGTAATCTCTTGCTTCATTCTAACAAAAGTATCTATTATAAGCATCTCTAATGCTATGGTCTTTCCTGCTCCTTGTCCACCTTGAATGATAAAAACCTTTTGGTCTTCATCTCCATACTGTGGCATCCCGTCTGCTATTAACTTCTGTATCTTACGAAGTGCAGTAGTAGGCTTATATTTGAATTCATTAGGCATCTAGTGGATTTGATCCGAAGATAGGAACGCTTGTAATATTAGTATTACTTTCTTGCTTGTCAACTAATCCCGTTACCCTTGCTGTTAAGTTAGAATTGTATTGATTTACTAGCCCTCCGTCGAGTTGGTCTGCTCTTATTTCTCTTCGTATACGCGTGGTGATAGGGAAATAATCTTTATAAGATTCATTCTTACCTTCAAAATATTCTGATAAATCAGGGTAGTTAATATTTGAATTATCCATTACATAACACTCAAAACCCTCCATAGTCAAAGGTCTCTCTAAAGGCTTCTTTACTTGTACACCGTCCTTACCATGATACTCATACACATAACGAGGATTAGCCTTGACGCTTTCTTTATACGCTACGAATAACTCCCACATCTTTTCGGGTGTCTCGATATATTTCGTTCCTTTAGGTCGTGCCATTAAATAGTTACAAATGTATAAACTGCATAAATCAATATAGCCAATGATATTACTGGTACTATAACGCTTCCAATTCCTTTTGGTTCTTCTTTATTACTCATTTTCTTTTATTTTTTGTATGAATTTGCTTTTTGAGTTAGACTTAATGTTAGGGTAAAGCACTCTAAGTTCTGCTAACGTCAAAGCGTTTAGGTTAAATATTTGACTTGTGTCTTCTAGGTCATCTCTATCGAATGTAACAAAAGCATCTTCTTCCTTTATCAATGTAGGTGCTTCAAACTCTTCTATAATCTCTTGCATTACTTCTTTTACTACTGGCGTTAACTCCCTATCATCAATCTGAACCTTCTCCATTTCGTTATGATCGTACCACTTGAAGTAATTAGTTAGTGATAGTCTAATCTTACTCATAAATCCTGAGCAATTCCAACAAGGCTTTTTGCTTGTCAACTCATTGTAGGCTGCTGCCATAACTGCTCTATCGTTTTGCGTGAAGAAAGCAGGATTCTTTTCTACTTCCACCTTTGCTCTTATCTTAAATAAGTCTTCTTGCAGTTCTTTAGTCAATGTGTACTTTTCCATATATGTATGATATTATTGTGTTAGTTAAAATTAGTTTCCAATTAAATATTAAGAACGGTGCTACCATCCAGAATGACCAACAGAAAGCACAATCAAAAGGCTTAACGAAGTCTTGCGGTTTATAACCTAGTTTAGTCTTAATCCAATAGGGTATATTCAGCGCATGAGTCATAATAACTATTGAAGTGGTCATCATCTGCCATTCCGTCAGCGATAGACTTGATATAAGTTCTTGCATCTTTGTATAATTTTTTTACTGTTTTATAATCTATGTTTGTAAATGTACTAATATTTTTTAAGTTAGGCATTACTAAGTATAATTTAACTAGGCTACTTAACTCATTGTCTTCTGCTAGGACTACATCTAAAGCCATTTGGTAAGACGTTTGCTCAATTGTTACGTGTCTATACTCATTCGCTAACTTATCTCTTCTCTTGTTATCTATAAAGATACTCTTTAACGTCATATAGAAATATGCTTTTTGGTTGTTAGTGTCTATTGGTTTCTTTAACTCCATCTCTCTAATCTTCAACCAAGCACTTTGGTATAATTCGTCTGAGTTTTTAGGGTCAATCTTCACAGCCATTTCATAAAACGACTTATCACTAATTACTATGTCTGATAAATTCACTTGTCAAAGATAAACAAATATTTTAATTAACGCCTTTTATTTTACTTTCTATTTCTTCAATATCATTAATCACTTGTTTATCATAGGCTAACCAGTCCTTAACTGTGTTGTTAGCGTGTAGTACTGTTGCATGGTGTCTACCTACTAACGCTCCTATTTTATCTAGTGAGTAGTCAGATAATAACCTAGCAATATAACAATAGTAAAAGCGTGCTACCTTAACCTCGAATAGTCTTGACTTTCCTTTAACGTGTGCTACTTTTATATTTTGGTGTTTGCATACTGCTTCTAATAATAGTTCTAACTCTGGGTTAGGATTGTTAAACTGTCTATTAATGTTTAACTCTCTTCTCATTCTTACTTTTGCTTGGTAGTCTATACCTGTGTATATTACTGCGTTCATCATATTCCTAGTTGTTTAATTGCTGATTGTGTTAGTGTTGGGTTTCCGTAGTTTAATACTTCTTCAACGGTGTATTTTTCGTGTTTAATTGATTCTATACTTAATGCAATTAAATTTGATTCTAAGTATTTTCCGTTAATCTCAAACCCTTCAAACAGAACTTTCTCTTTTGCTTGTTGGTATTGTTCCATTAGCGAATAGAGTTCCGCTTGTTCCTCTATTGAAGCGAACGCACCACCAAACTCGTTCTTTTCTGTTTGGATCGGCTCTTCAATCGGCACACCATCCACGCAGGGGATAAACATACCTAGTGTTAGTGGTTGTGATAAGAATTTGGCGTAGTTTAGCGTTATGACTCTAAACCAATAGTCTGAATAGTTTATCATTTCGTTAAGGCTCACAAAGTCCGTCATTGATATTAATTTCATTTCTTTCATATTTAAAATTGTTTTAGTTTTTTAATATATTTTTTACTCGTGGCGTAACCTTTGCTTTCTAGGAATTGGTAATAGTCTCCGCCTTTGTAGTATCTTCTTTGATACAAACAGTAATCAATTACCGAAGCCTTCCAGTTAGTGTAGTAGGCGTGATTTCTATTAGTTCCTAATGCTGTTGTAGTTCTTGCCTTTGCTTCTTTCATACCGAATAGGTTGTGATTCTCTTTGTAAATGTCTGATCCAAAGTTTCCGCTCTCTAAAATTGCTTGGTTTAAAACTATCTCAGGATGCTTAATCCCTAAAAAGTTAATGTAGTCTAATACCTCCTCTTTGCTTTGTGCTTGTCCTTTCACAAAAATACCTCCTAAGAATATTAAAAGTAATATTACAACTGTTAAAAATATCTTTTCAGTTGGCGACCATTCTTTTACTTCTGGTTCACTTCTAGCCACAAATATAGGCTTTTCACTTTCTTTGATTATTTCAATCATTGCTTCCTTTAAATCTGTTGGGTTTACTATCTCTCCATTATTATGGTCTTTTAGTATTTGTATCGCTTCTTTAATTTTCATTTTTTATTCTTTTAGTGTTTAATCTTAACCTACCTCTATAATCTAAGTAGTATTGTTTAGAGTGCTTTAGCAGGTATAAAGTTTCCCTTAGTTGCTGTAATGGTTTCTTTCTAACTCTATACCTCATTTTGTCGGTGCTTTAATTCTCTCTGCGCATAGTCGATTATCTTTTCTAAGTCTTCTATGTCTTGTCCTTTGTCTCTAAGTAGGTACTTCAATACATTACCTTCGTTAAAGTTTAGATCCCAATGCTTAACTAAGTCTATAACGTCCATCCCGTTTACCTCTCTTGACTTGTAGCGGTGTGGTTTGGTTTCTGGTTTGGTTTCTATTTCTTCGCAGTCTGGAAAGTAAATATACTCTTCTGGATACTCTAAAGAAAAAAAACAAAAACGGTTAGTACCAATACTATTCATAGTTAAGATAGTGCCATCACAAACAGTATTGTAATGCTTACTTTTCAACTTAACCTTCTTTCCTTTTTTAAATTCCATAATCTTATATTTTTAATCTCTACCTACTAACTTGTTTACTTCGTTCCATTCATCGTGCATTATAGTAGGAATGTCTACGTTGTAATTATCTATATTTTGCATGAAGTCGTGGACTGTGTTTTTAAGTTCGCTTAGTTCTTTAAACAACTCATCTCTTTGACTTTCTAACTCGGTAACTGCAAAATCTCTAGCAGCAAAAGTATCTCCATAGTACTTAACCTTGTCTCTGTATATTTCTTCAAATGACTCCATAATTTCTTTGTTTTAATTATTAAACTTAATGTACTAATATTTTAAATGTTCTATCATCTAAATCAAAAATAGAACCTATAACCATTAACTCTTTACCTTCAAGTATAAGTTTACCTTTAACTTCAGGTATTAAATAATCGAGACTCTTCAATTCTTTAGAACTATCTGAATATTTAACTATGTAATCATAGGTAGTTGCCATTCCTGCTAGCTCTTTTGTTTTTTTGTAAATTATTGTTTTCATAATTTATTTGTTTTAATTTGTTAGTACAAACATACATCGTTTAACCTTTGCTTTGTTTGAAAATGTGATGAGTGGTAATATAACTTTATGAGTGTTAACTTAAAATAATTTCAATATTTTACTATTCAAATCTATCTTCCATAAATTTATATCATTACTCGCTTTAAAACCTACATGGTTAATCTTACCTTTCTCCCAAACACCATACTTCTCAAATCCTAAAGACTTCCAAAAGTTATTACTGTCTAAATCAGTTCTGCATCTAAGTGTAAAACCTATCCTTCCAAATTCTTCACAAAATTGCCTACAAACATCTAATAAAGCAGAACCATAATGTAACCTTCTAGCATCGTTTCTTATTGCTATCTGTTGTATTTTAGCGTATTTATAAGAACCCCTAGCAGGTGTAATTAAAACATAGCCTACTGCATCATTGTTAGCCTCGCAAATCAATACTACAAAATTCCTTTTACCTCCCCATACATAATCTTCCCAAACAGTCTTTTGTATAAACCCTACAGCGTTGCTGTTTTCTTTCTGTAATTTGTCAACTAATAACATATCTCTTATTGTACTAGTTCTAACTGTTATATCTTTTAATACATCGTTATGTAATATATTAACTAATCCAGTACTACAATCAAATTTACCTAAATTCATAATTTTCTTTTTAATCTATTAAACTATCAATACTTGGAAAGAATATTTCTACTCCACGCTCTGCAAAGAACTTAGCAACCACATCGAAAGTTTCGTTTATCTGCTTAGTATCTACCTTAGTAGTGCTTTGAATATCAAACAATGCTATTTGTATAGGTCTATAGAAATGTTCTTTAACTATGTGGGCTGTGTATCTCGTGCTTAACACCTGACCTTTAACACCGAAATATTGGAACTCCATGCCTAACTCGTTTAATTCATTACTAATCATTGAGAATAGAAGATGTAGCGAACGGTTCTGGCGTTGCGACCTTGTTACTTTAACCTCTTTAAGTTCTACCTTAGCACCTTTACTAAGTAGTTTATCGTAGTAGTTCTTAAACAGTTCTTTGTCTTTGGGTGTGGATAAATCGTATTTCATAAGTATTGTAAATTAGTTTTATTAACCCTACTACCTATTAAATAGTGTATTAGTGTAGATTTTTTATACCCTAATTTATTAGCTGCCTCTGTAACTGAATTATAAATATCGCCATTATCTTTATTTAAAACCTTTTTTGAATTGGATTTTTTTAATTTTTCCATGTGAGATTTACTAATTTTCATTTTAGGATATCTATTGTTAATTCTAGAATGCTTTATATTCTCTTTTGGAGTTACCCATTCTAAGTTAGATGCACAATTATTAAACCCGTTAAAATCAATGTGATTTACTTCTTTTTTAGTCATAGGATTATCTATAAAAGATTCAGCAACTAATCTATGTATTGACTTTAAATTCTTGTTATTAGATTTAAACAGCGTAACCCTGTAATAAGAACCTCTTACACTTTTTGTAAGTAACCTATTTTTAGCAACATTTAAAACATTACCAAAGTTAGAAACTTCATAAAATCCTTCGTAGCCTTTTACTGGTAGCCAAACCTCTTTTTGATTATTCATATTGATACATTTTTATACACGTTGTAAATAAAAGAATCGTAGCAGGAACGTGTAACCTTTTGCAGAAGTTAATTAGACTTCGCTACGAATGTAAAGATAGTAAAATTATTTTAAATCTTTAATCTTTTTTCTATAATATTCTTTTAATTCAATTAATTCATTAATAGTATAATGTTTAGGCTCGTGGTTTAGTTCTAGCCAATCTACTAAAGCAAGGCTACACCTTTCTATTAACCCCAACCTGTAATTAATTAGATTAGCGTGTAGGTGCATATTACATCTTATACACTGACCATGTACGTTATCTTCACAAAATCTAAGTTCGGGACAACTTCCAGTACTTCTATAATGTCCTGCTTGTTCGCTTCCGTTTGGTTTACCACAACTAATGCAATTTTCATCTTTATCTCTTAATCTTATAAACCTATTGAATATAACTTGCAATTCCTTTATATAAGTTTGTTTCGTTTTAAGGCTTTCTTTTTTTATCTTCTTACGCTTTACCCATTCTTTGCGTTTAACTTCATTAGCGGTCTTTAAAATATCCTTAGTAGCCATTTGAATGCAGTTATCCTCATAGCAGAACTTTCTATTAAAGTGCTTTACTTCAAATTTGTTTCGGCAGTATTTACATCTAGCCATAATTAAACACCTTGTAAAACTTTATCAATCTTCGCTTCCATCTCCTTATTGAGTTGCTTTAGTTCTTTGTTTTCTCTCTCCAAAGATAGTAATTTTAAGTTAACTTGCTTAGTTTCAATAGCCGTTTGTAAATCTTTATTCAAGTTAACTGCAATTACTTTATTAAGTTGATCCATATTATCTAAGCATACATCAATCATTTTAATACCGTCTTTTAAAAAGGCTTTGTAAGTTAACCACTCCTCATTCAGTTTGCTGTTACCTTCTAACTTGTTGTAGAAAATTTCTAAGTTGTTCTTTGTTATTGTTGCGTTCATGTACTTAAATGCTTTTCAAGTACATAGCGTATTTGTGCTGATGTGCTTCGTTGATTCTTTTTAGCGTCTTTCTTAATCGCTTCGATTAGTTCGGGTGGTAGACGTAGTGCGTAGTGTTTCATAGTATTTCTTTTAATTTATTCCTTAACATTGGTATCTTTGCCTCCCTACGTTTATTTATCATCTCAACTCTTTCTTTATCATATCTTTTTATAGCAGCAACAAAGTCTTCAAGTTCCCATTCACCACCGAAATCAGATAAGGTAATTTCTTTATCAGTATAATCTATATGTAATTTACTTTCAAACTTTTTGCTACTAACCATTATTTGGTACATTAGTTCTATTTCGTATTTTTGTTTTTCATCTTTATTCATTGTATATCTTTTATTATTGTTATGTAACTACTACACGCTATTTTATTAAAAGTTTCATAAGTATAATAATCATCATAATACTTAACTTTCTTTTTAATAACTACTTGTTCTTCTGTATGGCTAACTTCCATTACCTCACCATCGAATTGATCGTAACGTAGTCCAAAGTGGACTATTTGCCCAACTTTTAACTCGTTAAATTTTTTATCTCGCATTGTCATAATCATCAAAATTTAACCTATTAATAAAACCAGTACTTGATACTGTTAGTTTGTTTGCTTTTGCAATTCTTAAAATTCTTTCTTTATCATTTTGTTTAAATTCAATAGTTAAAGACTTATTAAACTCCTTAGACTTTTTAACTCCATGTTTTAAAAGTAAAACAGACCAGTGTCTTTTTAAATTATTTTCAAAGTTAAAGTAAATATCATGTTCTTTTAACGCATTCTTTAGTTGAGTTTGACTTATTCTTCCCATTATACTAGTTCTAATTGGTTGTTATGTTTCATTCTAAGAGCAGTAAATCTTTTACTTCCTTTAGGTCTAACTAACTCTGCCATGTGCGAAGCGTAAAACTCAGAAGCCTTTCCTTCTAATTTAATCTCTGCTATAATGTTATAAGTGATTCCTTCGATTGTTACTTGTGTCATTTTCTTATTGCTTTAATTTGTTAATACAAATGTAACACAATTATTTTAACTACCAAACAAAAAGTGAAAAAAGTTTAAATTATTTTTAATTGTTAATCCCAAGGCTCTTTATAATTTTCTAAAAAGTCATCCTCCGATTTATAATCTTTATTTATTACTCTTGGCTCTACTACAATAGTTTCAACTTCTTTAGGCTTTACGTTATCAAAGTCTAGGTTAGGCTGTATTACTTGTTTGGGTTCTACCTTTTCTAATTCCTTAGTTTTCATTCTAAGACCGTCTAAAGGGTCATAACTATCTATACCTAGCGTAAATGGATTAAGTATGTTTATGTCTGAATACTTAAAGCCTAATCCAAAGTTATACTCAAAGCATAAAGGCTTATCTTTCATTGTAGGTTCGCCACCTGTCTCTGTGTCTTTTACTTTCTGTATCTCTAATTGAGTGTAAAACTTTAAAAGGTCGTGATTAATTAATCTATTCACTACCCAGAAGTCATCCGCCCTACTTGCGAACGGCTGCCCTCCTTCAATCATTGATTTTATAGGTGGCATTTGATAGCCGAATAACTCATGCTCTTTAGGGTAAGTCCTTCTCGCTGCTTCTGTAACTGTATGTGCTGATACAAAAACAGTTTTATTTGTGTTATTGCAAAACTGCCTAATGTCATTAGAAAATTTATAAGTCATATCAGTAGTACCAAACTTTAATTTGTGGTCTAGTCCGTTAATCGGATCAATTAGAAAGCCGTTTGCATTACTCTCGCTAAACATATCTAGTAGTTGGTTATGGTCATACAGTACATTTCTATCTACCCATGTAAAGTAATTTTCTATAATCAATTTACTTTTTTGTACGTCTTTGTAAGTCATATCTTTAATAGATTTACCTGCGTACATCTGCATTAACTTTCTTTTTTGTTGCTCTGGTTTGTTCTCTCCTGACCAAATACAAAAACTTTTCTCATGCTTTAAAGCAATTACTAAATAATACCATAGTAAAAAATCTGTCTTACCTACGTTATCTACACCTATAACAATGTTATATTGACCTTGCTTAAAACTTACGTGTTTATCTACGTCTATAATTCCTATCCCTTCTCCGCTTTTAATACGGTCATGGTAAAAGTCATCTATGTACTCAGTACCAAAGTCTGTGTTTAAAAACGCCATAGTTATTTATTTAGTGTTTTAAGGTGTGTTCTAAGTGTCTCTTCGTAAATCTCCTGCTTAGTTTTTTCTATTTCTTTAGGGGTTATTACATCTTCCCACCTAGATTGATTTAAGTATGTCATAGGGTTTGGGTGTGTGTAATCTTTAAAAGGTTTATAAGCGATAAAAGCCTTAATAGTTTTCTTTATCTTTTCAATGTCACTCTCTGGCAACTTCATAAATTTACTTTTACATTTACCTTTAGCAACCTTCTTAGGATATAACTCCCAAAAAATATCAAACTTATTTTCTCTAGAATTAACCTTTTCTTCTTTCTTCTCTTCTTCTTTCTTCTCTTCTCTTCTTAATAGTTGACTTTCTGTTGAACACAAATCCAACACGTGTTCACTTTCTGTTGAAACACTTTCAGTATCTTGTTCAAGTTTCTTTAATCTACGGGCTTCTGCACTTGCTAGTCCTGCTTTTCTTTTTTCTCTCGATGTTTTCGTTCTATCCTCTCTTTGTTCATCTAAAAAAGTAATGACTAATTCGTTATCTACATCTTTTATAATGTTTGAATCTAATAAGGTTTGCCATAAATCTTCTCCAGCATCTTTAAATTTTTTCTCCGCTTTCTTAAAAGATAGATTACATTCATTAGACCAGTAGTAAGAGCATAGGTTTATAAAAAGTCCTTGAACTTCATAATCTTCCAATGCAATATCTCCATCATTCCACTCTGAGCAGAAAAATTTGAAATATGGTAAGTCTTTAGCCATTAGAAACCTCCTCTCTAATCTCTGATTGTATTCTGAGAAGTTGCCCAATAAGGCTAAATATCTGTTCCTTATCTAAGAATACACATAGATTAGTATTTATTGTTGGTGCAGTTATTTCTACGATCAACTTATTGCCAGACTTTTCAAACTCAATAAAATCTATTTCTTCTCCCTCATTTGTAGATGAGCATTTAAACTTTGTAATCATAATATAAATATTTAATATAAAACAAAACCCCTGTACAAGCGGAGTGCATTCCAACTTATACAAGGGTTAATAAAATTTCTTATAAGTCCATGCACGAACTTGTACGCAAAGATAGTTAAATTTATCTAACTACCAAATTTATTTTAAAAAAGTTCTGTTTGATTTACATTTTTACTTTTGTAGATACCTAAAGCAGTTTCAAAGATTTTTCTACCCGCTTCATAGTCTACTAAGTTACGAGCCATTTTTAAAACCGGTTGCTCTCCTTTGTATTTAGTAAAGTCGTATTCATGAAAAGAACATAAGCCTTTTAATTCTTGTTTTGCTGAACTTATAGCAAATCTTCTATCTCCTAAATCTGATGGTAAATTAAAGTTAGTCCAATACAAGTGCCTACCTCGCTTTTTTGAAGGAATTAAAGGCTCATAGTATGGTATTACATTTTCTACTACATATTTTCCAGTTCTATAATAATGCTCTAAGAAAAGTATCTCCTGGTAAAGTTTCATATCTGGATAAACTGCCTCTGTTTTTGTTTCATAATTTGAACTATTCCAATACCTGGCTCTACTATGTGTAGGACAAGGAGGGCTTGACCAAATAAAGTCAAATTCTTTGTAATGGTCTAGTAAATATTGGTGCGCATCTTCTACTATTACAATATCATTAGGAAACCTTTCTTGATACATTCTCGCAAGTTCTGGGTCTAATTCAACCGCAGTTACTTCTAACTCAATACCCTTTTCTTCTGCTACTTCATCCCACTTGAAACGATTACCACCGAGACAAGCATATAAATTCAATACTTTATACTTCATAATTTTAATCTTTAATAGTTACTACATCTTCAATACCTAACACAACTACTTGATTAATTTTATATTGAAAGGCTTCTATAATCGTTTCCATCATATCGCTGTCTATATTGTGCATTTGTTTATTAATTATCTCCCAGTCTTTAACTATGTGCTTTTCAGTTGCTTTAAATACGTGTTTGCTGTCTTCTAAGATACGTTTAACACTTTCGTGCATACTTACGTCCTTTAGGTTGTCCAAACCTCTAAGTACCGCCTGCACGTGTGCTAGGGTTTTTATTAGTTCTAAGTTAGTTTCTTCGCTTGTCATATCGTTTAAATTAAAAAGCCCACCCATAAAGAGCAGGCTTTAGTTAGTTTAGATTAAAATGGCAGGTCTTCTTCAACCTCTTCAACTTTAGCCGTTGGCTGTGGTGTAGTTGCACCGTCTGCTTTGGTAACATACCACGCTTGAAGATTAACATAGTACTTACTGTTGTACTCATTGCCACGAACGTTAAACTTTACATCTACTTCATCTCCTACCTTGTTGTATTCAATAAACTTATCCGCTTTTTCTTTTACGATTTCAAACTTTATATCCTGTGGATATTCTTCTTTTGTCGTTATAACAAATTCTACTTTTGAGAATCCACTATCCCACGTTTGTAATTCTCCGATTACTTTGATTGTTCCGTTAATTTTTAATTCCATAATTGTTTTGCATTTAGATGCCTCTATTTATTTACTTGTTTATTGTTTATTGATAAAACATTGAAGATACTATTTAAAGTGTCAAACTCTCCCATTAAGTCTTGAATAGCAACAGTACAAGTTGTTATCTCTGTTTGACTTTTCAACTCTATAATAGCATCTACCTTCCTTGTTTCGTAACAGTCTATTAGAGTATTTATTTCTTCTATTCTGTCTGAAATATATTCCATTTCTCTTATCATTTTTACTTGTTTTTATTTTTAATTATTAAATCTTTGATTTCAAATTGTCTTATTTTAATCTTATCCTTTATTTTGCCGTATTGCTTGAATAAGTCTTTTAAAGTCTCGTCTTCTTTATACTCTGGTAAACTGTCATCTATGCTTTTGATCTCGATACGCTGCTTTATGTAGTTAGGTATCTCGTTATAATATTGCTCTTCTATTCGCAAATTTATAAATTCTTTTTTACTTTGGCTCATCCTTTTAATTTTAATGCTAGTTTAGTAATTAATCCTTTTTGCTCTTCTGTTATCTCGTGCGTTTTAAAGTAACCTCTAAGCACTTCTACATCTGTTACCTTGCTTAGTCCATCTAATTGCTTTTGATTTAATGCAGGCTTTGTAACTGGCTTTGGTTTAAACTCTTCTGTTACTTCTGCTAAATATCTAACGTCATCAAACTTGCCTAAAAATATATCTGCATTAAAACCAAGTTTAGAAATAGCCTTTGTTAGCGAATCTGTTTCAATTTTCTTAGCAAAATTATCATCTATCATTGTATTATTTCTATCGATGTATAATTTACTAGAGTTTATAATCTCAAACTCTCCATTAGGAAAAAAGAACGTCCCCCTAAACACCACTAAGTTACACTTATCTACTAAGTCGTAAGACAATTTAATATCTTTAAATCCCCAAGTCCTACCATAAACTCCAAACTGCTCAGTAACTTGCATTATTTGATACTGTGGTGCTATTGCGGTTATTGTATGACCTCCTATTTTTGCTTTCTTTGTGTAGTTCGGGTTAGTCTTTTCAACCTTTCTCCATAGTTCTAAATTTTCTTCCATCTTTATTTATTTTATAAGTTAATTAATTTGTACGCTCTGTTTTTTGCTCTGTCTAAGTCTCGTAAATCTCTACGATCCATTTTAATACTACCTAAGATGTATAGTATGTTTGTAACCTTGTCGACAAAGTTAGGGTAATTTTCCGTAATAAAAAAATATTTCTTTTCAAGTTCTATTCTGTTATACTTAGTACCACTTACTAACTTCTCTTTTGCTATTTGTAGCGTTCTAATCTCTTGCTCTGCTGCTTCTAATGGTGTCATAGTTATTTAATTTTAATATTCGTAATCAATTTTCATATCGTCAGCAGTAACGTAAGCGTGTATCTCTTCCATTGCTTTAATCGCTAGTAACTGTTCTCTTTTATTATTCTTGTTCTTATCGAAGTAGTCTCTAATTAAAGTTATTGCTAATTCAAAAGGCTCGTTTTCTTCTATTGGTATCATAGTTTTTCTATTTCTTGTTTTACTTCTTTCCAATTTTTAATTCTAACCGAACCGTTATAAACATCATACTTAGCGTCTTCTATCATTTCTTCAACACATACTAAAGCACATTGTTTAGCTGTGTATTCATCAATGTTTCCTTGATAGCAGTAAAGCATATTATTTATTAATTCTTTTGCTTTTTCTTTTGGTGTCATAATCTTAATTTATTAGTTGTTATTACTCTTTGCGTTTTAATGTGGATTAACCACTCTTGAAAGTCCTTACTTTTAATTGTCTCTTTGTTGGCTTCTGATTTCTCGTCCAGAAGTTTAAACCATTTAATTAGATTGCTCATTAGTTTCCTTTTAATCGTTCGTACTTATTATCTTCGTATTCCTCTTGCTCGCAGGCTTCAATCTCTGCTACCCATTCACATAGTAAGCAAGTATCTACATTATCTGTGATGTCTTCATCGTTTAGATATACGCTTATCTCATCGTCTGATAAAGAGACTTCAACGTCTTGACCTTGATAGTTAAATGTTCTTGTATTCATTACTTAGTTATTTTTATTAAACCCCATAAAATAGATATAACTTTTTTGCTTGTATGTATCTCTTTTATTATAACTTCATTTTTAGACTTCAACTTATTATCTTCTCTATAATAGAATGCTACAACAGAACTCTTAGACCTATTTAATTTTTTTGCTATCTTTTCAGGCTTTAACTTTCTTCTGTTTTCTATTGCAAATAACTTATCATCACTGCTCCATGATTTAGCATTTATATTTTTAGAATTTTCCCTAGTAGTTCTCATCGCTGAAACACCAATATTATTACACTCATCTAAAACCCTCTCAGCCATTTTAACATTAGGAGGTATAGTATTCCAATGATACCTAGCAGTATTTGCTTTACCGCCTTTATTTAATATCAACTTATTCTTAATCATAACATTTGGAAAATTCTTACTCAGGTTGTTATCAACTGCGTACTTCAAGAAACTAAGTCTATCCGTATGTTTTAATACAACTTTCAACTCCTTTAAAGCATCAAGGTACTTCATTACTGTCTCTTCTTTCTTCATAATTTTATCGTTTTATTTTGTTAATACAAATGTAAGACAATAAACGATGCAATTAGAAAAACTACACGAACGGTAAATATGAATGATAAGTGGTAAATGTCCAGTTTATATTAGTAAAAACTGGACATTTTAGGGTGTGATTAGATAAGAATGATAGCAGCAAGAAAGCCACTAAGTAAACCTATAACGCCAACTTTTAAGACGTTCCAACGGAGTTTGGTAATCTTCTTACCTTGCTCTGTGTTTAGGTCGTTTAAATCGTTTATATTAGATTGTAATTGATAGATGATAGTGTCAGCCGTTAACTCGTTGGCTTTGTATTGACTAATTAAACTATCTTTTAATACCTCAGTTTGCAAACATCTAAGGCAATTAATATCTTGTTTGTCGGTGTAATAGATACTATCTTGGGTTGAGTGCTGAGCGTAATGAATCCCGTTTAACCCTATCAGTAGGAATAATAATTTTATGTATTTCATCTTCAATCTTTTTAATAGTTTCTTTTCGTTCAATGTATTTAATTACTGGCGTGTTCTCAGGGCATAATTCACAAGTCTTAGATACACGACCTAGAAAGAACGATGCTAAGATGCAAAATATAGATAGTGTTATTATTGCTGTTATGTAACCTTTAATCATTCTTGTATCAAGTTAAATATTCTCTTAGCCTTTTCTATTATCAAATCATCCTCGCTAAATAAACCCATTACAATAACTTCCATTCTGTGCTGTGTAGTTCTTTCAATCTTATCTACATACTCCTCAACGCTTATTCCTAAATCATTGGCTATTGCCTCATCCATCATATCAAACATAACTACTTATTTAAATATTTAAACTCTTCTATTGTATCAAATCTAGGACAAGACTTTGTAACCTTTGGGAAGTCAGTATGTCCTTGTATCTTCGCTTTAGGAAACATATCTTTTAAGATACCAACTATAAAGTGTTGGCTTTCTATTTGATCCTCTGTCCTATCATCTTCATATTTACCACCAATGTAACTAATATGAATAGACCTATCATTAAATCCTCTTACACCGTTTGTAATAGTGTTAATACCTGCTAACTTTTCTATCTTGCCATTAGGCTTGATTATAAAGTGATAACCTACGTTCTTCCAACCTAAACGCTCTTTCCAGTACTTCTTAATATTCTCTACTGTTGCATCTTTGTTAGTGGCTGTGCAATGTAATACTATGTATTTAATCTCTCTCATAATGTTATCTCTTTTAGTTTTTTATTGTAAGCATAAGCGGCTGCAAGTTCGCAAAAGAAACTACCTAAGTAAACCTTATCTCCGTTAACTCTAATGCATGATAAATACTTTTTATCTCTTTTACAAAAGTGAACTCCAGTATATTTAGAAGTGCCAGTCTTATCTTTTGAAGTGTTTAATCTTTGTGGTATTATTTGAAGATTATCTAACCTATTATTAAATTGATTGTTATCAATGTGATCTACAACCATTTTACGGCTTGGCTTATGGTTTAAAAAAGCCTCAGCCACTAAAGAGTGTATTCTTCTACTTTTTTGACTTATTCCATTACTAAGACCTACGTTTAAATATTTTCCTTTTTTTGAATTTGGATTTAAAATAATTTCCTTTGTCATATATTTTCCAGTACCATTACTTCTTAGCCTAGGTAGTGACCTAACCCTTCCAAAATTACTAACTTCATAAAGACCTTCATAGCCTTTTACTTGTTTCCATTGTTCTTTCATAACTCTAAGATACTAAAAATTATACACTTCCATTAAAAAATTGTGGTCTATTTTTCTTGTTTGACCAAATGATAAAGTAACCAGGATTAGTAGTATATCCTAAAGTTGCTGAATAATAATTACCCGTAAAGAATGAAGGTAAATAAAATCTTCTATGCAATATACTATCATCCTTTAACACCTCAAAACTTTCTCTTTGTTTAATAGATAATTTTTCTATAACTGAATGTAAGTGTCCTTCATTAATTAGGTTATAAATACCTTGAATACCATAGTCTAATATAATCTTTTCTGTTGACTTCTTACTAATAGACTTATCTCCATGTAAATTAACGTGGTTAATGCCGTCTACTAAGTGACTAATAACGTAAGGATGAAACTCTACATCATAACCCATTAACTCCAAACAGTACGCTATCAAATCAGCAGCACCGCCTTTAACATCTTCATCATTGTTCTTACTAAGTCTATCGTGATTGCCTGCTACTATCTTTACACACCCTAAATTATTAACTTCCTTTAGTGCTGTATGTAACATCTTAGAACATAATCTTACCGCATTTGCTCCTATTATTTCTGAGTCCATACTTTGCCAACTATTAATGTGATTAAGACCACTAAAACTCTCTATTAAATCTCCGTTAATATGTATGTGAGTTTTCTCAAATCCCATATCATTACAAACTTCAATACTTTCTAGCAATCCATCTAGTAAAATATCCTTATCAAAGTCATCTGTATTAAGTAAGTTCCTAGTGTATGCACCGAAATGTAAATCACTCCACTTTAAAACACCTTCTTTTTTACTTTTACTTTGTACTTTCTTAGATGTGTAAACTCTTTTTATTTGATTGCTTAATGTTTTCTTTATTTGATCCCAATCAATTACACTAGTCTCTGCAACTTCTCTAAATACAATATTAAAGAAAGGCGTTCCCGTATGGGTTACTAATTTATAACTGCTTATATCTGCTTTAGGTAGGTTGTAATAGATGCAATATTCATCTATATTCATTAACTTACCTTTATCATTTAATGCGCTTAAAACTCCTTTATCTTTGTAGTCGTTGCTGTCTGATTTAGACTTTACTTTAACCTTTTGTGGCTTGCCCTCTTTATAGTTTTCTAACTGCTCTAATTGTTCAGCGTTTAACCTATACTTTCTATTGATATTAACTTTGCCAAATAACTCTTTTGCTGTCTTGTCGTTAATGTAAATTTTTTTGTTAGCCATAATTTTAGTTTAGGCAAATATAGTACTTTTTATTTAATCCTTCCTAAATGCTTTTTTATTTGTCTTGTATTTAGATATTAAATCCGTTAACCTTTGTAGTAAACCTTTACCCGTTGCTGCTTTAAAACTCTCATCTATACTAAAGAACTCAATACTAATTAGTACTACTGCAATTATTTTAGTCATAGCGTAGTCAATATCTATAAAGCCTTTTACAATGTCATTAACTATAAAGTGTCCTAGTATAAAGAATGTAATAACTGTGCATTGATAGACTAGCATTTTCTGCACCACATCTGACAACCTCCTACTTGTTATCTGTTGCTTAATTACTTTAGCCTTCCATAAGCCTATGATAGTGTCTAGGAATACAAAAGCACCTACTGCAATTAATACGCCTGCAATTGGACTTATAAACGATAGTAAAACCGCTGCAATTTGGGTAAAGTAAACTGTTAATTTAGCCCATAGATTATTTATTGTGTTGTGTGGCATTTTATTTTAATATTATTCTATTTCTATGTTTACGGTCATTAAATGCCCATTTTAAAAAGTTTCTCATTAGTCTTGTTTTATTTGAATTTCAATATCTTTAACCTCGTATAATATACCTGCTTTATCCAATTCCTTTTCCCATCCTAAAGGTAGAATATAAAAGCCACTTTTCAAAACTGGATTAGCAACAACTCCCCATCTAACTCTAGTTGCAGGGTCTCCGTATTTTTCAATAAGACTAGGCATATCTAGCAGCACTAGCACCGTTTCAATTTTAGTAAGTATTTCTTCCACTTGTAATGATGTTTGAGTTAAAATAATTAATTAAATATGCTAAATCTTCTGCTTGATTATCTGTTAATTTAGAGAAAATTCCTAAAGTCATTAATTCCCTAGGGCTTTCCCTATCAACTGACCCTCCTAAATTATTAGCGTGTCCGTATGTGTTGTTTGTCGTTCCAGTCCCTCCGCCTGTACTGTTAGTTTGATTCAAAACACCATTTTTATAAACTTTATTTGTTGAAGAATCAACCCTATTAACAATGTATAGCCCTTGTGAATTTGTAGATGATATATTGTCTGTAGTAGATTGATTAACGAAACTACTTCTGTTATTTGAGTTATTTCGGGTATTTATTCCAGTTCTAATAGAAAAATTCGACTCAGAAGAACCCATATCATTAGAGCCGCTAGACCTAACGTTATCTCCTACATAACACAAAAACGCTGTTTCAGCACCAAAAACACTAGGACTAACACCGAAATCCAAATATTTACCCGTTCCACCTGATATTCCATTTACTCCAATATCTCCACTAACAAAATTGTTAAAAGTACCCGTTTGCAAATTGGTAGATATTTTATAAGCGTCAAAGTTTGCTGTTGTGTCATCAAATGGACAATATAGAAATAGTCTTGAATCTAAGTCAGTTAAAAGTAAACTCGTCATATCTGATTCATTAGGCGTTCCCGTTCCCGTTATCATTCCAAACGTGCTACAAATAACTTCCTTTTGTGTAGTTGGTAAAGTAGCACCGTAAGCAGTTTCTAACGCAGCAATATAAGACAAGCCGTAAGCGTTACAAATTAGACCATTGCCAAAACTTGAGCCATATGTAATTATTTTACCCATTAATCTGTAATATTATAATATCCATCTACTAAGAATGTAGACCGTTTAAAATAGTAAGGCGTTCCCGCTACTGGTGTAAATGGTAATGTAAACGCTACAAAAGTAACGTCATCTGTTGAAATAGTTATACTGCCAACATCTGCTGAACTATCTACGCTTGTAAATGTAGTAACACCGCTTGCTTGAAATATTATATTAGACTGCTCTGCTGTGCCTATAAAGTTTAAGTTTGCTTGTATTGTTGTTGAGCAAGGTGTAGCGGTTATATTAACACCACTTGCAACGCTCGAAGGTACACCGTCAGAATCTGTAAAGGTAATGTCAGGAACTAAAACAGAACTATCTGAACTACTAACTACTTTAGTCGCTAATGTATCAGAATCACTATTTACAACCGTAACCAATATAGTACAACCGTCATCGCTTGTTTGGTCATAGTCATAGTTAAATATTGGAACATCACAAAAGCCGTTTTTATGGATTATCTCTAAAGATATAGTAGCATTCCACCCCGTCACTACGTCAGGCGTTCTATCGTAGTATTTCTGCTCTGGTATATCAGTAGTAACATATCCAAACTCTTGCCACCTTGCGGATCGCGTTATTACTCCTAGTAAGTCATTGAGTATTTGTTGAGTATTGCTTTCTACATCTATCTTATTCTCATCCCCTTTTAAAGTCTTGTCAGCAACAAATAGATTTAACTGTAAATTAATTAAGTTAGAACCTTGTCTATAAGTAGCATTAGACACATTAGCCATAACACAAGTATAGTCTACTTTCCTTTTAAGAATAGTTAGAAAGTCTCCATACTCGAAAGACTTAACTTGATTGTGTGCTGCTGTCAGGTCTTGCAGTTCCTTTATTAATTGTTTTATTGTCAGTTTCATACTTCTTAACTGCTTCTTTTAGTTTTGCTTTTGTCTTCTTTGAATAATTAGCCATTTTGTCTTCGTCTTACTGCTGAAAATACATAACTATAACTGTCTCCGTCCTCTACTTCATTACAGTTGTCTTGATATAACGGATAGTCACTTATATTGTCCTCTATAAAGTCTACCATTAACACTTTATATGTTTGCATTTGCTTGTATAAATCTGCTTTTAACTTCGCTAACGTGTCCCAATTAGCACCTGTTTGGTATTCATCGTTTGCTATACCCGTAGATTTGTTTCTAATCTCCCAATTTACATAGGTAGTAGTTTGAATCTCACAAGCCACACGCAAATAATCTAACAAAGTACCATTTATTAAAGTGTCCTCTGCTGCTGTTGTAGTACTTCCTTCTATTGCATCCTTTAAATGAGCGTAGAAAGTAGCACCTAAAGCACTTTGCAAGTAGGTGTCTTGCGCTCGTATCAAGCAAGTAGTAAGAACGCTTGTCTCTACGTTGCTATGAATATAAGAATACTCTTTTATGTCGTCTATTGTTGCGAAAAATACTGCCATTATTCAAATATTATGTTTTGTTTCCACTCGTGCCTACATGACGGCTCATTCTTTCCTGTGTCTGGGTTGTGATACCAACCACCTCTGTATCTAAATACATCCTTCATACCTAAAGCATCTCCGATTTTTTTAATATCATCTCTACTGTAAACACGATTAACCGCTATTAAATCTCTGCAAAAATCTCTAGTACCTGGAATGACCTCTGCACCGTAACCAGGCTTAACCTCGTAACTGTACATTATCTTCATTTTGCTAATGTCGCTCTGAACGACTGCTAACTTTCCCGACTTTGTTACTTTGCTATCTTTATCTAAGTGACCACCTTGCCTAAGTCTGTTATAAATACCACTCAACTCTAAAGGGTTAATCTTTGTAGATTGGTGTATAGAATCAAAACTCTCCCCTGCTATAATTAGGTTTAATACTTGTATTTGTTTACTTGGTAATGTAGCAAACACGCTTTTAAAAGGCTCATCACTCAACGGCTCACTTGCTAAGAACTCTACTTTATCTTTAGGTGTTCCGTATTTCATAAACTCTGAAATAACCTTATCAGATGTTTCTTGCTTAGAAAATGTAGCCGCTTTTGCTACGCTATCTCCACCTTCTATACTAGACAGTCCTGCTATATTTCTAATCTCGTTTATAGTTAGATTAGATATTACAGAATTAGCCAATAAAGGAGACATATTATTAAGTCTATCTCCTACCACGTTAGTAGATTCATTTTGACCTAGTAAACTAACTTCGTTAAACTCTTGAACTTCATTAACACCGTTAAACTTGGATAAGAAATTAACAAAGTCTAGTAACTGCTTTTGCCTTACCTTAACATAATTCTCTTTAAATATCCAATACGACCAATCTAATGTTTCAGCATTGAATGAACCTTCTTTTTGAAACCCAAACAACTCTCCACTTTGTGCGCTGTGACCTCTTAACATATTTGTTCTCACATCCTCACTCAATGTTACATAACGCTCGTGTAATTGGTTGCCGTTTAAGTGTGCTACTGTTGGCTCTGTTTCCTTACCATCTCCAAAAGTAATAAACACACCGCCTGCATTATCTGAACCCGTAGCAGTCTCTAAAATTCTATCTTCTAAATCTTCTCTATCACTTAACTTTTTAGGCTCTCCGTTATTGAGTTGTAATAAAGTACCTAAACTAAAGTTATTAACCACCTCTGAAAGCGTGTAATTAGTTATCTCAATATCAGTTAGTATTGATTTAATAGCACCAGAATAAGGAAGTGTTGGATAGTAGTTGTAAGTTACTTTTTTACTATCTAATTCTACTAGCATCTGCATAGGCTCTACCTTGTACTGATATATAAAAGTTAAGTCATCATCTGACTTATTCTTATAAGAGTAGTAGTCCATTATGTCTACTGTTGTGTCTGTCCAATCTTGACTCACTCTAAAGTTTCCGTTTTGGGTAACACGAACCCATTCGTAAGGAATGTGTGACACCTTTTCAATCTTAGTTTTATCTGCTGATAATCTACATTTTACATAGTAGCAATCTCCTAATTCTAGGTTTAGATCAATTCCATGTAAGATAGGATTAACTAACTTTAATAAATCTTTATTGTTAGTCGTTTCTTTAAGACCTCCCGAAATAGTATAGAATACTTTACCTTTAATAATACCTTGGTGTACTGCACAATGATAGAATAAATAGTTAGCCCATTGAGGGTATAAATTGTCTTTACCCCATGTAATAATATTCTTACCGTTGTCCTCTTCCTCTATTGCTAAAGGCACTGTATATGTCTTACCAAAGTTAAACATCGTTTGGTTTTTCTTCTTACTCATCTATTCTCATTTTACCTACCTCTAAGATAGTGAAATTATTGTAATCAGTATCAATATTATCCCCATTATAAATATAATAAGTATAGTCTCCTGCTGCTGTTATATTCAAGTCCGTAGGTAGTGTTACATCAAACTCTACAAATCTAGTAGAAATATCCGTGTAAGTTAAGTACTCAACTACTTCAACTTTTGTTTGTTCGTTGACTACACGCCATAAATAAAAACCGCTCGTATTAAGTTCATTAGCCTCAACACATAAGCGGTTTGAATCATTAAGATTTGAATATAACATAAGTAATAAAGGGGGAATCACACCCCCCTATTTTTTTAAGATACGTAACTAACTATTGCAGCAGCATCAACCGCTGAAATAAAAGGTGCAGATACTTGTTCAGTACTTGCAATATTAATAGTACTTCCTGCCATGTCTGCTAATGCTTGACCTGTTGTAGTAGTAGACGAACCGTTAAACAGTCCATTCTTCCAACCATAGACTCTGAAAAGTCCGTTGTTATCTTCTACAATAGCCATCCAATAACCTGTACAAAGTGCATCCCTTTTTTGGATTGTGTCAGTACTATTATCTTTAAGCATAATCATTACATTCTGCTCGTAGATGTTTGTATTATTTTCTCTTGAACCCGTAGCATTCTCGTCTGCCATTCCACTCGCTACATCAGGAGTGAATTTAAAAGCATCTAAAGTTTGCGTGTAACTATCTACTAAATTAGATACAACGGTTAATTCTATTCCGCTATGCGGTATAAATGTAACGGACTTATAACCTCCCACACTTGCGCAGGAGGCTTTAGTATATCCGCTTAAAATTTCACAACTCATATTGTTTAAGTTTTAAGTGTTAGTAATTATGATGCTACTTCTTCATACTTAGCAAAATACTCAGGTCTTGCGTAAGCAACGTCTAAGAACATTCTAGTAGAAATTCTCAACTTCAAAGTTTCCTCAGAAAAGTGAGAGTCGATAGCATCTAAATCAGAACTTGCATCAGTTCCTACTGCAATATATTGGTAAGGTACAGCGTAAATTTCCCCCGTAGACAATTGTCTTTGGATTACCGCTCTTACAGAAGTACCAGGTATGTTAATACTTCTTGCGTTTCCTTCTCCTTCTACTTGTGCAGTATAAGAGTAGTTGTTATCATTTAAGATATTGTCAATTAAGAACTCAAAATCAACTTGAGAACATCTAATATCAAAAGCAATATCGTTATCATATACTTTAGAAGATACTGTTCTTGCAACACCTTTAAAGATGCTCAAAGCATTAGACGCACTAACCGCTGTTCCGTCTCCGTATGCAGGGATATTAGGGTCGTTCTTAAATTGCTTAAGTAAACCGTCAAACATATTCAAAGTTGGAGAAACTGCATCAGTATCTGCTAACCAAATCTTATCTTCAACTCTCTTTTTAAGTAACATTGCGTAAACCGCTGTAACTTGTTGAGATGCTGGTAACTCTTCTAGTCCTGCTTTAGCACCTTTAGCCAATAATAACGCTGTCCATTTAGCATTTAAGTCATCATTACAGTAGAAGTCATTAGAACCAACTAACGCAGGTGTTAAGTTAACCTCTGAGAAGTCAATAGCACCACCAGAATCAGAAACATCACAAGCAGAAAGTGCTTCGATATCCATAGTCACGTCAAAGATTTTGATTTTCTTAGTTGTGTTCTTAGTACACTCTTGGTCAATAGTTACTTTTGATAAGAAGTCAGATGCTTCAATCAATTGAGGAATCAATTCCGTAGACTCCATGTTTACATAAGTAGATGCATCAGCCACATCGTAACCGAATTTTTCTTTTATTGCTTTTTTAAATTGTCTTTTGCTCATTTTATTTGTTTTTAAGGTATTCAGTTAGGTTAAATGTTTTCTTTGTATTTGTTGGTGCAGGTTTGCTAGGCTCTTTGTCTAGTTCCTTTGTTAAAGTTTCGATTTGTTTAGAGAAGTCTTCGTTTTGCTTTTTAAGTTCAGCGTTTTCTTTCGCTAGTTCTTCCATCGCTTCTACTGCTTCGTCCTCTTCCTCTTCTTTAGGTTCGTCTGCCATTACCTCAATCTCTTCGTAAGTGGCTACCATTCCGTTAGCATCAATAGTAATAACTACTTCTTTGCCGTCTTCATTAGTGTAGGTGTGCGCTCCTTCTGGTGCAAGTATCTTGTTGCCTTCTTCGTCAATCATAAATACCTCAGTACCTTCTGCCATGTCTCCATCCCAAGAGATAGTCACACCGTCAGTAGTAACCGCTTCTGCTAGTTTTGTTTCAATAGGAGTTGCTTCAACTTCATTCTCGTTAAAGAACGCTTTGATATAGTCCTTGAAACTTTGTTTCGTTTTACTCATTTTATTTTTGTTTTGATTTTTAAAATTCGTTTTAGTGATACTCATCCAAACCTCGATTGAAAAGCCTGAGAACTTACCGCTTTTTAATTCTGTCCAAGTCTCTTTATCTTCTATTTGATATGAGATTATCCAAGTACCGTCTTTAAGGTTTTGATTCTCCATAGACTTTGGAGGTGTTACGCCACGATCATAATCAATGAAGTAAGACTCTACTAAAGTAACCTTTGACTTGTCTACTACGTCATCCCCGTCATGCATCTTATTTACATTGTGTAAGAAGTTGCTTTTCATCATTCGCTTAGCAATCTTGTAAGTCTGCTCTTTATCGAAGTAAACGTAAAACTCTCCCATTTCTGGGCTGTTTCTATAAATAGGTGTATCAGTAGCAATAGCAACACCGCTAACAATCATTCTCTCGTTATCGAAAAAGGTGTGTTTCTTTTTGTCGTTCTTACCGAATAATTCAAAAGCCTTGCTGTGTGCAGGTGCATCAACCCAAGAGTTGAAGTCCATGCCTTCGTCATCATCTGCTAGAATTGCTTTGTATATTGGTAACTTCATACTACTATAACGTGTTACCGTTAAAAAAGGGTATTATGACAAAAGCCTACCTAGAATTAACTAAGTAGGCTTTTTAGATTTACCGCCCTCCTTTTTTTTTGGTTTATATACTGCTCAATGCGTCAATCTTATTTTGTTTGTTCTGTACTTTAGTAAGGCTATCTAATACTAACACCGTTTGCATACCTCCGCCATCATTAGTTAAGTCTTCTGTGTTGGTTGTTTGCGTTCCTCCGCTACCTTCAACACCACCGCTTGAACTTGACACAGAACCCGAAGTGATTGAACTTGTAGCAGAACTTGCTGAACCACCACCTCCACCTCCTGGCTGAAACTTCTTACTTGCTATTGCTGCTATTTGTGCTGCTCCCGTTGCTGCCATTACTCCGACCATTGGTAAGTTACCACTTGCTGTATATTTAACAATCCCTTTAGCCGTGTTAATTGCTGCTTCTGTAATACCTAATAACTTTTCAACTCCGAATTGTCTCTTTGCTCTTTTCTCTTCTGCTGCTTCTCCTTTCTTCCCTAAGTTGTTAGTGACTTCAAATAGTGAACCTGTTATATCGCTTGCTGCATTAGCATAGTTTTCTACTGCATCTATCTTGGCTAAGTTTGCATTTAACTCATCTTTTAAGTCTTGCTCTCTTTGCTTCTTAATCTTCTCTTGATTGTCTTGATAGATTTTTAATAGTTCTTCATTAGTCTTATTAGTTGATGCTATTTCTTGCTCTTCAAAGGCTATGTTATTTGCTGCTCTTCTTTCATACTCTTCTATAAATTCCTCTTCCGCAAACTTCTTATTCTTTGCTGCTGCATCTCTTCTTATTTTAGTCTGCTTGATTTCAAAGATTTCTAGTTGCTGAGTGTAACCAGTTAACGAAGTCTCTAGTGCTAATCCTTCTGCTTCAATTTCCTTTAACCTTTCCTTTGCTAAGTCTCCTACATAGTTGTCCATCTTAGCGATAAGTTGAATCTCTTTAATCCTACTTTCGTTTCTTTTGTTGGCTAAGTCAATTTCCTTTTGTGTTGACTCAATTAGTAGTTTAATCTTCTCTCTCTCGAGATCAGAAACATCTTTACCTGCTGCATTTCTTTTGGCTATCTCAAAATCTATCTCTTTAACCTTTGCATCGGTCGCTTCTTTAAGTGCTTTTTCTTCTGCTTTTATTGCTTCAATATACTCTTTTGCTGCTTTCCTTGCTGCTTCTGCTTTCTTCTCACTCGCCTTTCTACTTGTTTCTGCTGCATCGCTTTCAATAACACCCATTTCTATTAACGCAGCATTAACTAGCCTTATTAAACCAATGAAAGGGAATATAATAGAAATTACTAATTTTACACCTTCCCCTAAATTCTTAAACCAATCAACAGCTTTTTTTACAGCGGTAGTTACAGCATCAAAGTTTGCGATAAGTAAACCTATGGCGACCACAATAGCACCTATACCAGTTGCTATTAAAGCAGCAGTAAATGCTTTAGTTGCTAGTGTTGCTCCTGCTGTTGCAGTTGCATCTGCTACCTTTGCTCTACTTAGTAATCCCGTTGCTAATGTTTCAGCCTTAGTCCAAAGAACCTTACCTTTAATCATTAAGAAGGATTCCTTTTCTAGCACCGTTCTAATCTGTTCAATTGATACTAGAGCAGTTTGTGCTGCTTGTAGTTTGATAAAGGTTTCTTTTAACTTCTCATTCTCTACGCCCATCATAGCCGTAACACCTTGAAACGCTCCGTAACCTGCTACAATTCCTCCACCGAGTTGCATTGCTGCTTGCATATTTGCTCCATCGTGTGCAAGTCTGGTAGTCTCATTACGTAAATCCACCATCTTATCTTGTAAGTCTGCTGCTTGTGCTAGTGCTTGCTTACCTACGGGGGATTCTCTACCTGCTGCTAATGCGACAGATTGATACTCCATGATTGATTTAGACATTTGACGCATTGATAGAGTACCGCTTTCAACCTCTGCATCTAACGCTTTAAGTTTATTAGTCAACGCAATATCCTTATCAGACATATTGTTTAACTCCTTATCCGTCTGCTTTAATCCTTCATTAACTCTTTTAACCCCGTCCTCTGCTGAACGGGTGTCAATGTTCATCTGTATTGCTATCTCCTTTGCCATATCTTTATATTATCTTTGCTCAATTATAAATTCAGAATCTAATTCTGCGGTTACATTGGATGTACTTGTGGTGTTTGCTACTTGAATTTTAACATAGTCATTAGTGTTTAGTATAACGGTATCTACGAAGTTAAAAAAAGCAACATCTCTTCCGCCTTGTAGGTTGTTAACCACTCTAATGGTTGATTTATAATCTACAAATACACTTGCGCTATTATCCCAAACTACTATTTTTAACTCTATTTCATCATTTGCTCCACTGTCTATTATTCCATAAAATGTAACCTTATACTCTACAGGTGTGTCTCCTAAATGTCTTAATCTTCCGTTGTCAGGTGCGTCAAAATGTTCTAAACTTGAAGCCGTATATGTTCCCGCCAAATCTACAAAAGTACCTACTGTTGAAATAGTAGTTTGTACCTCTGTAGTGATAGACGTATAACCTCCTTCGAAAGTGTTTGCAATTCCTTTGTTGCCGACAAAACTACTGGCTAAATCACCTTTTGTTAAGTTCGGAATTATATTAGCATCAACTGAATCAAATACTCCGTTTCTTGATACTATAGCATCGTGAATTTGAACTGTTGAGGGATTTAAAAAATTAGTGTTTCTAAAATCAATAAAAGAAGCATTAGCAGGAAGGTCTACATTTTGGTTAGTTCTAAATCTTGAAGCCATAGTAAAAGTAGTCCCCTCTTCATATATTGAGTAAACACCATCTGTTAACCCTCTTATTATTGAAGTTTCTGTAAAATATCCACCCGACCAAGTTCCCGAAAGTATTAAGTTAGGAGTACCTCCAAATCGCCCCGTTCCACTTTCTAAGCCTTGTCTGTATCCGTTTAACTCTCCTAATGAAGTACAGTTATTGAAGTTTATTCTCGCTATCTCAAAAGCGTTAAATCCGCTTCCGTTTGTTAAGTCTAAAACTTTAGACGAAGTGCCGTCTACTTCTATTTTAAAATCAGAAAAAAGAACATCTCCCGCATTAGCACCCGTAAACATTGTGTAACTGTTTTCGCTAGATGTTAAACCGCTGACATTAAAGTCATATCCTTTGATATTTATTCCACCACTAGGAACGGTTATTTCTGTTGCGCCCATGTCAATAATTCCATCAAGAAAATATTCTTTAGTGCTGTCTATTGTCCCGCCTAAAGTAGTATCTTTATTTGCTTGAGTTACTATAATCCTGTTTGAAAGAGGTATAATTCCAGAAGCGTAAGTTGTATCTGTTCCTGCATCATTTCTAATAGTTAGTAAATTAGAATTATTGCTGTCCATGAATCTATAATAGTTACCTGTACTTGGATTACCTATTGTGCTTCCGTCTTTTATTCCTTTGTCTGTTAAAGTTGCCATTATTTTATTATTATGTTATTACCCAATCTCCATCTATTACTAAATCGCCATCTATGGCTGTTCCATCGCTTGCTGTCATTTGTTTATCTTTCTCTATAAATACTCTATTAGTAGTTAGAACTGCATTATATCCACTTTGGAAATCTCCTGAAACATCAATTATACTTGTTTGTCCGTTAGGTATTGTAGTGGTGTATGTAATAGTTCTTCTTTTGCTTACTTCAATTATCTTAATAAACTCATGATATGTTGTTCCCATATTGGTAACATAATCCTTCACTACGTTAATTCTATAAAGTACTCCATCAATATTGTAAATATATCTTAGAAAGTCATCTTTTACATCTTGGTTAGTTACTCTAAAATAAGCCTTTAGCATCTTAGCATCAGGATTAGTTAGTTCGTTTATAAATCTACTGTAATACTCACTAAAGCAATTAACCGCTGTGTAAGATGTAGCATTATAAAACAACTCTCTAGGCATACCAAAGCAAATATCAAAGGTAGGATTGTCTATATCATCCAAGTGTCCTACTTGTGGGTATTCTGTTTGTGGACTATCTGCAACCGAGTTAGTACCTTCTAAAGTCCATGCTCCCGTTCTTAATCCTTGATAGTAGTATATTCTCGCTTTACCTTTGAATGGAGATATTACACCGTTCTCTACTTTAATCACTCTAGGTATTATTAAATCTGTACCGTCTATTTCTACGGGTGGTGTGATTGTGTAGTTAAGTTTAAAACTACTATCTCCTTTGCTAAAGAATGTTTGATTCTCGTAAGTGTAGTCTCCATAGTGTTGCTCCCACTTGTCAAAGTAAAGACTTCTGTAATAGTCCTTATCCTCTGCAAACATGAAGTTATAAGTCTTAGGCTGTGTTAATGCTAATGGCTCAATCTCAATATCTTTAGTGTGGTCAATCTTCTTAGTGTATGTAACCGCATCCGCAGCATCAAAGTAATAATCTTCTAATGGCTCAATAGTTACTACACCGTCTAAGTCTGGCTCACTAACGTAAAGGTTAAAATGTTCAATCAATGACTTGAAATTATCAACCGCTTTTATCTTTGGTATGTAGTTAGGTAAGTAGATTGTACTTCCATTCTGAACTATTCCATTTGTGCAAACTTGGTTTTGTACTATGGTATTATTATAGTCATAAGTTACTGTAAAGTCTCCACCCGTTGTAGGTGCTAGTACTCCAGCAGAATAGTAAGCATCTAATCTAAAGTAGTAATCATCTCCACCATTAAAAAAGAAGTTGTTAGTGTAGTCTACGCTTATTGTTCCACTCGTATTAACTGCTGTGTAATTAGACTGAACAACTGCACCAACGCCATTTTTAACTAATACCAACTGCCAATAGTTTAACCTCATGAAGCTGACTGTACCCGTTGAGGTTTGTGCTAAACTCCAATCTAAATCAAATTCAATATGCACATCAAAGTTGCCTGTGATAGCCATAGTAGTAATACCTGCATTCATTTGGTTAGTAGTATCACTTACCTCTGTAATGGTTACAAATGAACTGTCTATTATTTCAGATTGAAGTGTAGTACTTGAGTTGTAGTTTCCGTAAATAGGGTCTTGAATAAGTGTGTTGCTTAAAGTACTGCTACCGTCTCCCGTAGAACTAACTCCTAACGCTGCAATATCTGCACTAGATAACTCAAATTTATCTCCGCCACCATAACCTAACTGTAATCGTTTACCTAACTCTGAATCTAAGAAGTCTGAGTTTATAGTATAACCTAGAAAGTCCATAGTTTTCTCTACTACTTCCTTTTGATAAATAAAGCCGTATATCTCATTATCTTTGTACTTGTCTAGTATGTTGTCATATCCATAGTCAACAAGCCCATACATATAACCAAAGCCATCAGGAACGCCTGCTGTAAAGTTAGATGTTGCTACACCGTCAACTATTACAGAAGTTTCCCAACTGTTCTCTATGTTGGTATGATTTAAAGTATGGTTATATTCCGACCAACCTAACTCACTAACTAACTTATCTCCTATCTGAGTTAATAGCCCTATGATGTTACTAAACAATACCGCTTCAAAGTTAACTACTCCTTTACTAATCTTACTAGATAGTATCTGAATGTAACCTTGAAAGATAACTTGGTTGTCTGAGTAGTAACTACAAATGTGAGGTTTTGAACTATCAAAAGATACAGCCGATATAATACCGTCAAACTCTTGCCAAGTTAAATTGTAAGCACGTTGAAAGAATTTAGTATTGTTTTGGTTGCCAGGAATAGTAATAGTCCTAGATTGGCTTAACTTCCTTTTGCTAGGATCAGAAATCTCTGCATAAGAAAATGACAAAGCAATCTTATCTGCTTCGCTTAAATCCACCTTAGTACCGTCTATTAATAAGTAGTCATTCATATAATCATGCTTGAGTGCATTTGTAAATCTAATTCAATTACTACGTTAAAAGCCATGTCGTTTCTATTCTTCTTATACTTAACAGATGCAGAAGTATTAGCAACCCTTTGTAATCCGTTTGCTGTTTCCATTAGAATATAAGGAGATGTAAATAAGTTGTCGTTAAGCCATTGCATAATATCCTCGTTTATCCAATTACTCTCTAGCATTAACTTAGTGTTGCTCGTAACTTGATAGTTACCCGTTTGACTATTGGTAGTTGAGTAAGTATAAGCAGCACCGTCAAAACCTCCTTGCGTTGTTAAGAATGAGTTAGTCTGTGTACTCATTGACTGCTTGCTAACTGCATCGAATGTAAAAGCATCTACTCCTCCTAATTGGTTTAGGAAGTGTAAACGTGTTGTGTCTGGTCTAAAGCACTTGTCAATGTTTATTATGTAGTTGTTAGTTCTGTAATTATTAGTATTTATTCTTATATACATCCTAATATAATAAACATCATTCATTGAATAGTAAGAGTTTAGTATGTCATAACTCAACGCAAAGCAAGATAAACCATTATATCCAGTTGCTGCTATAACTTCACTATGAAGGGCTGAATTGTCAACATCTCTATAAGACAAGGCTATGCTATAATCGTTATCAGCATCCTCTCCACAAAAGTAGAAATTTAATAACTCTCCATCTCTAAGGTTATATTCAGTAGCATCACTTAAAAACTTTTTATTTAGAGTTGCTTCATCTACAAAGTAATTGTCTAAGTCGGTATTAATCCATGCATTCATAAATAACTTACCCTTTATAACTACCTCACTAGATGACGTACTGCTTGCTTGTAATGTTGGTGTAGTTCCATATCTCTCATAGACTTTTATACTTATAGATGCACTACCTCCATCTTCTCCTGTTTCAACTGTTGGAATTGTTGGAGCAGTTAACTCACTCTCCGCAATTTGGCTTGCGTCAAACTTTCCATAGATACCGCTTTCTGGGAATACTTGATGTGAACTATTTAAAACACCGTCAACATAAACCTCAACATAATAACTAAAGTTAACCTGCCCTGTTTGATTAGAACTGAAAACCCATATAATAGGATTACCGCTTAATACAAAATCTGTACTCGGACTTTGCTCTATTGTGACTGCCATGCTTTGTAAATTTTATCTTCTATTTCTGTTATGTAATCATTGTCTAATACATTATCAACGAAGTAAGTTGCTTTCTGTCCATTCTTTTTTAACCCTCTCATAATTACAAAGGCTGCTCCGTCTCTGTCTTGCTCTGTGCTTAGTTCTTTAACTACTGCGTTACCGTCTTTATCCGTCCATGATAGTGATGTAATACCTTTAAACGTCATCCACTCCCTAATGGATTCTTTGAATGACATACCCACACTAGGTGTCTTCCCCCAAGTTGGCGCACCTCTGTCTCTCTCTGTACCGTTTACACCTTCATTTATAAACTTCCAATAACTATCCATCTCAATAGAAATAGTAAATACACCGTCATTAAGTTCAACAGGTAAAGGTGCGATTGATTGTAATAGTTGTCTACTTGCAACAGCACCAGAACTAACAAGGCTTTCTCTAAGGTCTTCAATTAAACTTGCTGATGTTTCCATTAATGCAAGAGACAAAGCGCTATCAGGTTTATTCCCTATAACGTCATCCATTGCTGCACCAAACTGTTTAAATAAACTCTGACTCATCTTCTTAACTTTGCTCTTTCAAACTCTTCTACTTCTTTAATATATTCATAGTACTTAACTCTATGTTGAAACGCTCTAATGTTTAAATTCGTTAACTCGTGCCATGTGCAACTATAAAACGTTGATAAGTTCATTAGTGTGTTTTCCCATCCGTAAGGCGTTGGCTCTTCAACTCTTCCATTGCTTGGTTTATGTTCAATCCCGAGTGTAACTCTTTCAATATAACGTATTGATTCAAAAAAAAAGCGCCAATGTCTAAGAAATCAGCCAAACTCATTTCATCTACTAAAGCCTTTTGCCGTTCTGACACTGGGTTAATGACGTTATCGTGCTTATCTACCTCCGCATATCCTTTACCTTTCTCTAAATAAACTAATCCAAGTAACTCCAACGGGTTGTTCTTCATGTCTAAGTGGTTAATGTGATTCCACCAACCTGCACTCATCTTATCGTAGTCCATTATAAACACGTAATCCCCTATTGACTGTTTAGGCTTCTGTGGCTTGTATGAATTTAGTTGTGTAGTGATAGCATTAAACGCTGCTACAATATCTTTAGATAAGCACGTAAACAACTTATTAGGCTTCTCGTCCGTCCAATCAGATATTAACCTTACCATTTCGGGTATCTCAGGACTATCTACGTCTTCAAAGTAATCTTTCAAGTTATAGACTATGTGATACTTCGAGCATGGTAACTCTTGTACTGGCTTAATTATTAATTTGTATGATTTCATTCATTAACTCTATTTGTTTAACTTGACTCGTCTTTACTTCGCTTTGGTAAATGGACTGTTTAACCTCTTGCGGTTTAATCCATCCACTAGGCTTGTTAATTAATCCTATAACCTTACCTTGTTTTGCTGCTTCCAAACTGAATACTAAATCGCTCATCCTTTTGTACTCGTGGTTATGTAATCCTTTAGGGCAAAAGTAATCAGTTCTAAATGCTGTTACACCCGTTCCACATACATCTAATCTTAAGTTCTTATGTTCTCCCCTAGCACAATGATAGAATTGATGCTTACCACGATAGTACGTAGTTTCTTTAGGATTCAATATCCTACCATGATAACTAACTATGCAACCGTATTTCTCAATAGCCTCAATAGTTCTTTCTACATAGTCAGCAGGATAGATAATATCGTCATCTAAAGTAAAGTAGTATTCTTTGCGCTTTGGATCAAGTGAGTAGAACTTACCGTTGTCTGTTAAATCATCCTTTGGGAATATAGGCTCTATTCTCTCATCCATTGCCCAAGACGGCAACTTATCAAACCCATTAAATACTATCCTAACCTTATCAAATTGTGGTAAGATAGATTCTAATGTTTGGTAAAGGTTTGACTCTCTACCTTTCATCGTTGCTATGTTAGCGGTTATCTTCATCTAAACCTATCTTTAATTAAATTAATCTTCTTGCGCCTTGCCTTGATATACTCAGCATCTTCATTACCTAAACTCTTTTGCGCTTCGTGTCTTCTGTAAAGATACAATAATTTATTGATATACTCTAGTTTAAATCCTTTACTTAACAACCTTAGATTGAACTCGTACTCTTCGCCAGTAGTTAGTGACTCATCAAACAAATCATTCTCAAAACATCTAGCATGATAGGTAACTGTTCCACCATGTACGAAGTTCTTATTCAACATATCATTTAAAGTAGGATTTAACTTAGTAGGTACTTGCAATTTTCTATAACCGTCAGCCCGAAAGTTTAAAGCGTTGCCATGTATGAAGTCCCCTTTAAAGTTGTTTACCGTGTCTTCAATAGCGTTAGGTGGTAACATATCATCATCACATATATAAGTGATTAAATCGCCTTTAGCCTTTTTGATTCCTTCGTTTAGATTATAGCCTACTGAGTTAGGAGAGAATGACTGTATCACTTCAATATCTTTATAGGTTTGTCTATCGATTGAGTTTAAAGCGTGTGCTAGATACCCTCTGTCTTTGTTGTATGGTAGTATAATACTAATCATTTAAACTACCTGTTCTTACATACTGCCAAGTCATCATACTACAACCTACGGCTGCGATAATTAAATAACCTGCATAAATAAACGGGCTAACTATAACCCTTCCTATTGTTTTAATAACGTCCACTATATTTGTCTTTACTGATTAATAAATATTTAACTGCATCCATTGCGTGATCGAACTCTTTGATAGGTACGTTAAGACTTTCTCCGCCTTTATCCTTTGCCCAAGTCCAGTTATTCAATTCGTGCTTTATGTTTTCACTCCTCGAAGATACGAAAAAAGTTTGTCTATTCATCTTATCTAAGAAACTTTCCATAGCATCTCTTGGTTTTTCTGCTCCTCTAATCCTTAGCCCTAAGTCTTTTAACTCTTTAATGCTGTCTGGTCTTGCATGGTCTGCCCATACATCCTCGCTTCCTACTTCGTCTTTAATGCTTTGATATATTTGATATGGGTAAACACCACGCTTATAGAATACCTCGTCTAGTATGTAAGTCTCATTGTATTCGTACACACCAACTACGGAGGTGTACGAGTTACTAAATCCAAAGTCCATACCGTAACCAAGTAACCTCGCTTCTGGTGGTACTTCTTTAACCTCTTCCCAATCTTCTAAGATAACACCGTCTAACGCTCCTACTTCGCCAAGACCATACACCCTCCACCAATTAGCCCAATACTTAGACTTCTCCGCTTTCTTCTCGTTGGCTTCAATTTCATCTACTATCGTTTGTGGTAGTGCTTCATTATCTTTGTAAGTTAATTTTAGAAACTCGCTGTCATCCTCTTCTAGCACTTCTGTATGCGCCCAGAACTTTGCAGTAGGGTTAAAGTCAATATAGATAACCCCACTTGTTCTAATAGCCATTTGATAATATGCTTCAAAGTGTACATTGTTTGCTTCATTAACATAAAGTAGGTTACGTCTTGCACCTCTCATCTTGTCGGGTTGATCCGCACTAAAGAACTCAATATAACTACCATTATGGAAACGATATGTAAGTGTTGACTTGTTAAACTCGCTATCCTTATAACGTTCAATCCATATCATTATCTTAATGAAGTCTTTTAACGCTCCCCTTCTCAAATGTGGTATTGATTCAGATACTACACTTATCTCTAAGTTAGGTTCTTTTAATGCTTTGTTGATTAGGATAGCAAGTATTGAGTAAGTCTTACTAGCAGATGTTCCGCCTTGTACAACTCGCTTACGTGCAGTCATAGCACCTATTCTATTTACTGCCGTAGTTCTTTGAAACATCTACTTTCTTTTGAGGACGTTTACAGGTTCTTTACCTCCTTCTATTAATCTAAGGTCAACCCATTTAGCCGCTTCTCTTTCTGTTTTAAAACTATCTTTTTGCTTATGCTTATCTCCAACTCTTACATTAGCACTATAATAATATATTTTTTCAGTATCAGAATAGTTAACATAAACGTTCTTATATTCTTTTGATTTTCCTATGTATTTTCTCATGTTGTTTTTTTTAGTCTATGTCTGGGAATATTGGAGGGTTAGTTATTGTTTGTTCTACCTTCTCGGTTAAGCCGTTTAAACGCTGTGTTATGCTTGAATTGTACTGTCCAACCATACCGCCCTCTATTTGGTCTCTACGTATTGCTACACGTACACGTGTACAGATAGGGGAATAATCTGCATAAGAATCGTTTCTATTACTAAAATAATCCTTTAAATCTTTAATAATACCTAAGTCAGATACATAACATTCAAAACCTTCCATAGTCAAAGGAACTTCTAAAGGCTTCTTTACTTGTAAACCATCCTTACCATGATACTCATAAACATAACGAGGATTAGCCTTAACGCTTTCTTTGTACGCTACGAATAACTCCCACATCTTTTCGGGTGTCTCGATATATTTCGTTCCTTTAGGTCGTGCCATTAAATAGTTACAAATGTATAAACTGCATAAA